TTTGGTGTTGTGTTGACGAGCAACAAATACAGAAGTGGAGCTTAGAGAGTCTACAACACAAAGACCTATTAAGTTACGTTAACGTCAAAAAGCAAAAGTCAAAAGTAAAATTCAAAGAACATTTGTTGCCTGAAGAAGCAGAACTCATTGACGTAAACAACCCACTACACAAAGTATATGTAGACTATCTACGGAACAGGTCTATAAGTATTACTGATTATCCCTTTATGATTACCCCAGATGAGTTGGGTAGAATGGGTAATCGTGTTATAATACCTTATACATATCATAATAAGATTGTAGGTCATACAAGCAGATTTTTAGACAACAAGATTCCCAAGTACATCAATGAACAGCAGCCGGGCTATGTATTCGGTATTGACTTTCAGAAGCCTGAGTGGGAAGTATGTATTCTTGTTGAAGGTATCTTTGACGCATTGAGTTTGAATGCTTGTGCATTGACTCATAATACTATAAGCGAAGAACAAGCTAACGTATTGGCGCAGTTAAACAGAAAGATTATCTTTGTACCAGATCGTGATAAGACAGGTCTTGAGACATGTGATAGAGCATTAGAGCTAGGGTATAGTGTAAGCATACCTGATTGGGATAATGACGTAAAAGACGTAAACGATGCGGTTGTAAAGTATGGTAAATTGATGACATTGATTAGCATACTTCAGTCAGCAACTACAAGTAAAATTAAAATAGAATTACAGAGGAAGAAAATTGGCAAACAAAACAGATTCTAAAAAGCAAATGGAATACACCCCGGATGTACAAAAACTGTTTTTGAGAATGATGTTAACTAATGCCGAGTTATATACTCGGGTTATGAACATCATGAACAGTGAGAATTTTGACAAATCGTTACGCCCCGTAGCAGAGATGTACAAGGAACATACTGACAAATATAAAGTTCTACCAGATCAAACTCAGATTCAAGCAGTTACTGGAATAGATATAGATCCTATTCCTGAAATGAACGAGGGTCATCAAGACTGGTTCTTAGATGCGTTTGAAGCATTCACTAAAAGACAAGAGTTAGAACGTGCTATTCTTAAAGCAGCCGATATGCTTGAAAAGGGAGATTATGGCCCAGTAGAGAAACTAATCAAGGATGCTGTGCAAATTAGTTTACAGAAAGACATGGGTACAGATTACTTTCATGACCCTAAAGGCCGTATCAATAAGTATTTCAATGCAGGTGGACAAGTCTCTACGGGTTGGCCTCAGATGGATCGTATCTTATACGGTGGCATGAGTCGAGGCGAGTTGAACATCTTTGCAGGTGGTTCAGGTTCAGGTAAGTCATTGGTCATGATGAACATTGCGTTGAACTGGTTGCAACAAGGTATGAGTGGTGTTTATATCACACTCGAACTCTCAGAAGAACTTACTAGTTTGCGTACTGATGCGATGTTAACGCAGATGGGTACTAAATCAATTCGCAAAGATATCGACACAACTGATCTTAAAGTTAAGATGATTGGTAAAAAATCAGGTAAGTATCGTGTCAAGGGTCTGCCTGCACAAAGCAATGTCAATGACATTAGAGCATACTTAAAAGAAGTACAGATTCAAACAGGTATCAAGATTGACTTTGTTATGGTCGACTACTTGGACTTAGTTATGCCGGTCTCTGTTAAAGTCAATCCCAACGATCAATTCATTAAAGACAAGTATGTTGCAGAAGAATTACGTAACTTAGCTAAAGAACTAGGAGTGTTACTAGTCACAGCATCACAGTTAAATCGTTCAGCCGTTGATGAAATTGAATTCGATCACAGTCACATTGCAGGCGGTATCAGTAAGATTAACACAGCAGATAATGTATTTGGTATCTTCACAAGTCGTAGTATGCGTGAGCGTGGCAAGTATCAAATGCAGTGTATGAAGTCTCGTAGTTCAACAGGTGTAGGACAGAAAATTGACTTAGATTATAATGTTGAAACTATGCGTATTACAGATGAAGATCCTGACGGATATGCAGACCAACAAGCAAAATACGCTCCTAAACCTAGCCCTAATGCTATCATGGATAAGCTAAAAACTCAGTCTACTGTCTCCCCGGCATCATCCTCAACACCTGATCCTAATCATAAATTCGACTTTTCTCCATTAGAAAAGAAAGTCGTAGCCGACGTACAGGGTACAAAACTCAAAGCTTTGCTGAATTCACTAAAGAAGTAATAAACCGAATTCAGCATAAATACAATTAGGACAAATTTATGCAAAAGAAAACCCGTTCCCTGTTGGAAGAATTGGAGTCTATGGGCAATGACCGTGACATGTCACATGTTATTGAAAATAGAGCCCATAATATTATCACCAGTGCAATTAACTTAATTGAATTAATGAACAAACACTATGATAAAGATACTTCTGAGCTACTAGAAAAGAAGCTATTGAGCGCAATCAAGGGACGTGACCAAGCAAGATTCTCCAAAAGTATAAGGAAAAATCATGAGAATGAGTGACATTAAAAAGGCCCAGCGAATAGATGAAAAACTGGCTAATTGGGTAGGTAACTTTGGAGCATCAACTCTAAAACAACTTGGTAATAGAATGACAGGTGACGCTGAAGGTCATTCAACCATTGCTGACAAATTTTCCAAAGAAAAGTTTGTTAATGATTTCTTGAGCCGCGCATATTCCGCTCTAACGGCTGAGATTGAAAGCGGAAGGGTAGATCCTCAGGCTGCAGGCGCGACTGCTCCCGCCCCAACAACTCCAACGACTCCACCGGCGACACCGCCACCTGCTCCGGCGGCACCTACAGCACCAGCAAAGCCAGGTACAGCTAAAGTTGCTCCTGGTAATGCAGGGGCGCCCGGTGCAGTACAAAAACAAACAAATCAAAATATCAATAACTATGTTCAAGGCGTTGCAAGACAGTTGAACGCAGAACCTGATCGTAACAAGAAAATTGCCCTAACAAAAGAGTTGATTAACTTTATGGCTGACCGTAAAGATTACCCTGAGTGGGGTAACGCATTGGGTACAGCTAAGGCAGTTCTACAAAAGAATCAAGCCGGTGGAAACATGGTTAGAGCCCTGCAGGGTGGACAGAAAGTCTCTGAAGCATGGAACGTATATTGGATCAATAAGCTATTAGAGTCTGTAAATTTATCATGGAAAGATGTTGGTTTAACTCTATTAAAAGAGGATAAAAAGAATGGTAGATATATCATTGCAGAATCCAAATATACAAAACTAAACAACATTTTTGAAAGTATCATGTTAAGTGAAGCTGAGTCAATATCTCAGTTCTTACAGCGTTGGGTACCTACATACATGCGTGGTACAGACATGTCTGATCCAAATACACAAGCATTAATTAAAGGTGTAGAAGATACGTATCAGCGAGATCAAGGTCAGGCTGCTATGAAAAAATTAGCCACAGCGGCATTTGCCGCAACACGCAGTGGTGCGCCCTCAGGTGGCGGTGCGCCTGCCCCGTCAAGCGGTCCATCGGATCCAAGTACATCACCAGGAGCTAGTGGTCCACAAGGCGCTAGTACATCAGCAGGTTCTAATACTGCATCTACGCCGCAGTCTGTTGATAGTTTAATGTCAAACGTCAAGTCAAATCTAGCTAAATTAAAAGGGATGGACCCTGCAATGTATGCTAAGTTTATCAAAGAATTGACAGGTACCGGTTCATCTGCACCTGCACCTGCACCAGCACCTATCCCAGTAAGTGAAACTAGGAAGAGAAGATGAACTTATCAGAATCTTTAGCATTATTAAGAAACACGCTCTCCGATATTGATTACGTAGAGCAACGTCCTCTTTATGAAGATAAAGGTCACCTTGACCATCCTGAAGATTTAGTGTTTTTAGGTGGTAGTCAGGGTGCCTCACGTGCTGTCCAAGCATCACAAGATACTGTTAAAAATCCAGCTAAAGTAACTATCAAGTGGGACGGGTATCCTGCATTGATCTTTGGACGTGGCGCTGACGGTAGATTCAGTATCATGGATAAACACATGTTTAACAAGAAAGACGGGTCTGGTAGAGAAGTCTATAGCCCAGACGAGTTTGTTAAGTATGACCAAGCCCGTGGCGTTGACCGTAGCAATCTACACCAATTGATTTCTAACATCTGGCCTGGTCTAGAAAAAGCAGATAATAGTAAAGGTTACTATTGGGGTGACTTGTTGTTCAGTGCCCCATTACAAGATCAGAACGGTCTATACAAGTTCAAAGCTAATCCAAATGGAATTGCATATACAATTGAATCTAGTAGTGAAGTAGGTCAGTTCTTGAAGGGTAAGACTGCTGGTATTGTTGTGCATCAGTACATGGCTCCTGATGCATATACTACTGATGATGCTGTTCCACTAGATGGCGGAATTGGTAGCTTGAAAAACAATAGTGATGTTGCTATTGTCCCTGCAAAGATGCCAATCACGCCTAAATTGAAGCTAGACTCTAAACTTTTAAAGAATGCTACTTCAAAGATACAGCAATACGGTCAAGCAGTGGATCAATTAATGAGTTCTGCTCCTCAAGCTAGAAACACATTTAATGGATTATTCACTACGTATATTAATAAGAAGATTATTGCCGGTGATCTTAGCAATCTATTACCAGATTTCATGGAATATGTTGAGAGTCGTCCTATGACAGCAAGTATGAAAGCTAAGATTGACAACCATCTACAGCAAAATATGAACGGTGTCAAGGGTGCATTTGAGATTTGGGCCGCTATATATGCGTTGAAAATGTCAATTGTCGAGCAACTAAACAAAGCCGCAGAAGCTAGTCCTGTCAAGGGCTATCTACAAGACGGAACTCAAACCCAAGAGGGATTCGTTGCTAACGGCTTAAAATTCGTAGATAGAATGGGTTTCAGCCGTCAAAATTTAGCTGGCCGTGGTTAATTTTAGTATCCAAAACCGACATTTTTTTGTGCCAGGCATAAATAAGTGTATGAGGCAGTAGGCTTCAAAACATTTAAAGGAATTTTATCATGGCACAATTTACAAAAGTCAATGGCGACTTCAAACCGGTTATTAACTATGACAGCCCAGCTTACACTAACACAGGTGTTAATGCTGTTACTTCAGCCGCAACAGTTCAACCTCAAGGTCCTAAATTAGACTTCTTCACTATCACTAAAGATACTGGAGCTTTCACTACAGCTAACATCAGCACAATCGTTCAAACGGTTCAACAATTAGCTACAATTTACATCTATGAGTACACAGACGCTTCTGATGACACATTCGCAATGGCTGTTTACCCAACAGGCGCATGGACAACAGCAACTATCGACACAGCAGTTACAGCCGCTGGTATTGCAGTTACAGTTGCCGCATCTGCAACATTCACAAACTAATCTTTTAGTTTGATAAAGAACCCGGGATTTATTCTCGGGTTTTTTTACCTCTTCTAAATACTTGTATGAGTTTTAGAATCACTTGCTATACATTATTTGATATTACACAGACTGGTGTGTTGAATCGTTCCAAACCAGGTGATGATACAGAATATGCAGAGTGGGTCTTTAAAAGAAACACACAAACTAACCTAGACACTATACTACAAGTAATCAATTTAAGGTCACAACCTGAGCTTATAGCGGCACCAGTAAGAAAAGATATTCGATTTGATGAGTTTGAAAACTTTGGATTTTTGTTTCAACAGAACACTGATGAACCCTATCCTTGTTGGGCATTCTCTTTTGACATACACCACCATAGCGTTTTTAACGATGGTAAAACAGAATTAGGGGCTTTGTACAATGATTGCGACCAAGTTCCTATGATACTATGCGGTACAGAATGGGGCAAGTTACCTGCATTTTTAGACACGACCCCTGAACTAAGAAATATCTATTTTACGGTACAAAAATGAACGACAAATTAGTTGAGAAAATAAATCAGTTCCTATCCAAAGAATTGTTTCACAAGATGGGCGATATAGCTATCTTTAAATATAAAGATGGAACATATGAACTGTTCAATAAATATTGTATAGTAGAAGAAAAAGGGTATTATGTCATCAAGCCAAAACGTGGTATTGATACAAAGAATTTTTCATCATTGCGTAATGCAGTGACCTGGTGCAGTTTTGATAATCGAAACAAACTAATTCAAGCTAATAGGATTGCATATTTGGATACGATGATTTCGGGATTAGATGCTAACATTGTAGTTCATAAACATCTTATTTCTAGGTCTAAGGATCTAGAAAACAAGCTAATCTATATCGCAAAGATGAGTGAAGAACAAGCTAAAAAGAAACATATGGTGGAAGAAATGTCCTCTTTCATTACCGAATCTAAAACCTGGCAAACTAGAAAGTTTGCTACAAAATGATAAATAATAGATAACGTTTGGAATAACAACTATGAAACTAACTGATTTTGACAAAAAAGTTTATGCCCCTAGAGCATTAGCTGAGAACTACCAAATGTCTTTTAATCCATCTGCTATGAGCATAATGGAAACACAAAAGATGTTGAAGAAGGTTCGTACATTAGCTAACGAAGCTAAAGAAGCACCTAACTTTCACCAAAACCAAACTAGTCCTTCTTACATGAAATTAGTATTCATGGAGCAAGCACTTGTTCAACATTACAATGAATTACAGTCACAACCAAGAACTCGCATCGTTTTTGAAAACGAGGAAGTAGATAAATCTCAGGTTGTATTGGCTGCCCAAGACCTAGTTGATAGCATTCAGAAAATGCTTGAAGATGTAGGTCAAATGCAAGTTAAAGAATTACCTGCTCTTACAGATTCTATCGAAAGTGAAATTGGTGTGAGTGAAGCACAAGGTTACAATGATCAGGTGTCTGCTCAACTAGATACACTAAGTGGTGCATTGAAAGAAGCTTTTGCACAAATGAAGGCTGCACGTGATGCTATCACTGGTCAAGGTGCCGCCGGCTTTGCTGACGCTGGTATGGACGCTGGTTTAGATGCTGGTATGGGTGACGAAATGGCAGGCATGGACGCTGGTATGGATGCTGGTATGGACGCTGACTTAGAAGCAGGCGCTGATATTCCTCCTGCACCCGAAGAAGAGCCTGAGCCAAGTGCTGGCGGTGCAGTAGGTCGCGCCAAGAGGTAATAATGCGCCTCTACGAATTTACTGATCCTATGGTTACTAAATTAGTAGCCGTAG